AGGTGGTAATTTAACGCCGTCTCAAATAGGTAGCTCGCGAAGTTTTGGTAAAAAAGGAAAAGGAGAATATACTCTTGAGAGTGTTAACACTGACGCTGGTAGTCAAGGTAGTTATGGAGGATATAAAACACCTCAAGAATACTTAGAAGGTGGTACTCCAAAAATGCCCAAAGGTCCATTGAAATATGGAATGAAAAAATAAATGAAAAAGATTTGGGAATGGTTAAGCGGTAGCGTCATCAAAGAAGTTGGTGACGTTATCGATAAACTAACAACGACCAAGGAAGAAAAACTTGAGGCTCAAAGATTAATAACTGAAATATTAGAAAAAGCAGATAAAGAAGCGCAAGAACAGGTTACAGAAAGATGGAAAGCAGATATGGCGTCTGACTCTAGATTGTCAAAAAATATACGTCCAGCTGTTTTAATTTTTTTAACTGTTATATTTGTTGTATGTGCTTTTTTTGATGGTAACATAGGCTCGTTTGAAATAGCAGATGAATATATACCTATATTTCAAACTCTTCTAGTTACGGTATACGGAGCTTATTTTGTAGGTCGTAGCTGGGAAAAAGCAAGTAAAATTAAAAACAATTAAATTAAATTAAATGTCAAAACAATTAAATAAAATCGAAGATCAAGAATTAGAAAAAATAGTTGATCAACAAAAAAAATTAAATGTAGTATTAACAGATATAGGTGTTTTAGAAACTAAAAAACACGGTTTACTACATAAAATAGCTGACCTTAATAAAGATATGGAGGATTTAAAATCAGATCTTGAAGGAAAATACGGAGCTATTAATATAAACTTAGAAGACGGAACATATACTGAAATAGAAAAAGAAAAGTAAAATGGATAACATTATAAGAAAAATTAGCATTGGTGCTGATTATAAAAATGATGCCATGCACTATTCTGTTGGACAAGAAGTATACGGAGGTCATAGCATTTCTCACATCTTACTAGAAGATAAGGATTCATCATATAACATTTACATTAAAAAAAACAATGAGATATTACCTTGGAAAAAATTTAACTCAAACATGGCTATATCTATTGAGTATGATTTAAAGTACTAATGAATAGCGTATATGATTTTATTGTTAAACCTATAGGTGAGAGATATGACAATGTTAAAAAAATAGGTGACAAAGAACTAGTTTTAAACACTAAAGTTGAAAATTGGAAATTTGTAAATAGATTTGCAGAGATAATATCAACGCCACTTGCTATCGCAACACCTATTAAAAAAGGTGATATAGTTGTAATACATCAAAATGTTTTTAGAAGATTTTACAACATGCAGGGCAAGCAAACAAACAGTAGATCTTATTTTAAAGACAATATGTATTTTGTTAGTATTGATCAAGTTTATTTATATAAAAGAAATAAACACTGGAACTCTATTAATGACCGTTGTTTTGTATCACCTGTTAAAAATACAGATGTTTTAAGCAACTCAAAAGAGCTCAATAGTGTTGGTATATTAAAAATAGGTAATAACTCCTTAGATAAATTAGGAATAACACCTGGAAGTGTTGTTACTTTTAAATTAGGTTCCGAATGGGAATTTAATATAGAAGAGGAACGTTTATACTGTATGAAATCAAATGATATTTTATTAGAGCATGGATATAAAGAAAACCAAACAGAGTATAATCCTAGCTGGGCACGCGGCAGTAGAGGAATTAATCAAAGTAGCTAAAGAAGCTATTGTTGATTCGGGTGATGATATAACAGCTGACAGACTTAAAAACGCGGCGGCTACTAAAAAGCTGGCTATATTCGATGCTTTTGAAATATTGCAAAGAATACAAGAAGAGGATAAAATATTAAACGAAAAACCTAAAGAAATAAAAGAAGAAAAAACTTTTAAAGGTTTTGCAGAAGGAAGATCAAGAAATGTATAATCAAGATCTTTATGAAGTATTAAATAATTACATCAAGCCACATGTAATTAAAAAGAAAAATAGATACAAAAAATGGAAATATGGTTATGACAAAGATCATGACGTTATAGTTATAAGTAAAACCGGTGAAATTGGTGAAATATACAAAATTCAAAATTTAATAATTGCTTTACCCAAAGAAAAAGAAATTTGTAAATTTAAATCTAATAAGTGGGAATATACAGACATACCTGTTCCATTGAAGAAAATAAAAACAATTTTTGATTGGGAGCAGTATCCAGTTGAATTTAAAGAAAGCTGGTATGATTACATTGATAAAGAGTTTAACAAAAGAGATGAAGGTTTTTGGTTCTATAATAAAGGCTTGGCTACTTACATTACTGGTACTCACTATATGTACCTGCAGTGGTCCAAGATTGATGTTGGGAAACCAGATTATAGGGAAGCAAACCGATTATTCTTTATATTCTGGGAAGCTTGTAAAGCAGACCCAAGAAGTTATGGAATGTGCTATCTTAAAAACCGCCGATCGGGATTTTCGTTTATGGCCTCAGGAGAGGTGGTTAATCTTGCAACTATTAATTCCGATTCACGATACGGCATACTGTCCAAATCTGGGCCCGATGCTAAAACAATGTTCACAGATAAAGTCGTACCAATATCGGTCAATTACCCGTTCTTTTTTAAACCGATACAGGACGGAATGGACCGTCCTAAAACCGAGCTTGCATACAGAGTTCCAGCATCAAAATTCACAAGGAGGAAACTCGACACCAAACAGGCCGCGGCCGATCTCGAGGGACTCGATACAACGATCGATTGGAAAAATACTGGTGACAACTCCTACGATGGAGAGAAACTTAAAATCCTCGTCCACGACGAATCCGGTAAATGGGAAAGGCCGAACAACATCCTCAACAACTGGAGGGTTACGAAAACAACCCTAAGATTAGGTAGTAGAGTTATCGGTAAATGTATGATGGGTAGTACCTGTAATGCGTTAGACAAAGGAGGAGAAAATTTTAAAAAATTATATTATGATTCTGACGTCACAAAAAGAAACCGCAACGGCCAGACTCGCTCGGGACTATATAGTTTGTTCATACCTATGGAATGGAACTACGAAGGATACATTGATTCTTATGGCGTACCTGTATTCGAAACACCGGAAACTGAAGCTATTGGACCGCATGGAGATATAATAGATTTAGGAGTAATAGATTATTGGCAAAATGAAGTCGATGGTTTAAAAGGAGATCAAGACGGTTTAAATGAATTTTACAGACAATTTCCAAGAACAGAAGAGCATGCTTTTAGAGATGAAGCTAAACAATCTTTATTTAATTTAACTAAAATCTACGAACAAATAGATTTTAATGGAGATTTAAAACATAGTTCATTAGTGACAAAAGGTAGTTTTCAATGGAGAGATGGTATAAAAGACACAAGCGTAATATTTGTTCCCAACGAAAGTGGTAGATTTTTAATCACATGGGTTCCACCTGAAAATTTACAAAACCGTGTAATAATAAAAAATGGAGTAAAATATCCAGGTAATCAAGACTTAGGTGCTTTTGGTTGTGATAGTTATGATATATCAGGAACGGTCGATGGCAAAGGTTCAAACGGCGCTTTGCACGGTTTAACTAGTTTTAGTATGTTAGACGTGCCGCCTAATCATTTCTTTTTAGAATATATAGCAAGACCACAAACAGCTGAAATGTTTTTTGAAGATGTTTTAATGGCTTGTGTTTTTTACGGTATGCCTATACTTGCCGAAAACAATAAACCTAGATTATTATACCATTTTAAAAGAAGAGGTTATAGAGGCTTTTCAATGAACAGACCTGATAAAATATACAATAAATTATCCGTAACTGAAAGAGATATAGGTGGAATACCTAATTCTAGCGAAGACATAAAGCAAGCTCATGCAGCTGCTATAGAAACTTATATAGAAAATTTTATTGGTCAACAAGAAAAAGGTTATGGAGATATGTATTTCCAAAAAACTTTAAATGATTGGAGTAGATTTAATATAAACAATAGAACAAAACATGATGCTTCTATAAGTTCTGGTTTAGCTTTAATGGCGTGTAACAAAAATAGATACAGACCAATACCAAAAAGACAAGTTATATCTTATGATTTAGGTATAAAAAAATACGATAACACGGGTGTTGTTTCTAAAATGATAAAATAAATGAATATAAACTATAATACTAATAGCGCTTTTCCCAATCAGGTAGTACCTTTGGAAGAAAAATTAAGCACGAAGTATGGAAGTCAAGTTGCTGACGCTATACAGTCAGAATGGTTTGCGCAAGGTAGAACTAATGGAAATAGGTATTTAACAAACTTTAACAATTATCACACTCGTAGGTTATATGCTAGAGGAGAGCAGTCTACTCAAAAATACAAAGATGAATTATCTATAAATGGTGATTTGTCTTATCTTAATTTAGACTGGAAGCCAGTGCCAATACTTTCTAAGTTTGTAGATATATTAACTAATGGTATATCTAATAAAGATTATGATATAAAAGCATATGCTAACGACCCTATGTCTGTTAAAAAAAGAACAGACTACGCTAGTAAATTAGCAATGGATATGTATGGTCAGGATATTATAGCGGATGTAAAAGCAACAACTGGACAAGATATATCACAAACAAATATACCAGCTGTTGATCTTCCTAAAACAATGGAGGAAATGGAACTTCATTTACAGTTGTCTTATAAACAAGCTATTGAAATAGCAGAAGAAGAAGCTATAACTCAAACATTAGACAAAAACAAATACGATCTTCTTAAGCGTAGACTTAATTATGATTTAGTCACACTAGGTATTGCGGCTGCTAAAACTAATTTTAACACAGCTGAGGGTATTACTTTAGATTACGTAGATCCATCTTATATGATTTATTCATATACTGAAGACCCTAATTTTGAAGATATATATTATGTGGGAGAAGTAAAAGCTGTTACAATACCAGAAATAAAACAACAGTTTCCAGACATATCAGATGAAGCGTTAACTAAAATACAAAAATCATATAGCAATCAAAATTATATATATGGTTGGGGAGCTTATGATGAAAATACTGTTCAGGTTTTATATTTTGAATATAAAACATATATGGATCAAGTTTTTAAATTAAAACAAACTGATCAAGGCTTAGAAAAAGTATTAGAAAAACCAGACACTTTTGATCCTCCAAAAAACGATAATTTCGATAAAGTTTCCAGGAGTGTAGAAGTTTTATTTGAAGGAGTTAAGGTTTTAGGAACTGACATGATGCTTAGCTGGAAAATGGCTGAAAACATGACTAGACCTATGGCAGACACTACTAAGGTAGAAATGAACTACGCTATATGTGCTCCTAGAATGTATAAAGGAAGAATAGAATCTATTGTGAGTAAGACTATAGGTTTTGCTGACATGATTCAATTAACTCATTTAAAGCTACAGCAAGTAATAGCAAGAATGGTACCAGACGGCGTGTTCTTAGATATGGACGGTCTAGCAGAAGTTGACCTAGGTAATGGAACAAACTATAATCCAGCTGAAGCATTAAACATGTATTTTCAAACTGGTTCTGTAGTAGGTAGATCACTTACTCAAGACGGAGCTATGAATGCAGGTAAAGTTCCTGTTCAAGAATTATCAACATCTTCAGGCCAAGCTAAAATAGGATCTTTAATAAGTACATATAATTATTATGTTCAAATGATACGTGATGTAACTGGACTTAACGAGGCTAGAGATGGTAGTTTGCCAGATAGAGATACTTTAGTTGGCTTACAAAAAATAGCCGCTCAACAATCAAATATAGCTACAAAACATATTAATAATGCTAGTTTATATTTAACGTTAAGGTTGTGTGAAAATATATCTAAAAAATTAATTGATGTTCTTAATTTTCCATTAACAGCTGAAGCCTTGAAAAACTCTATATCAACTTTTAACGTTAATACGCTAAGAGAAGTTTCTAATTTAAACTTACATGACTTTGGTATATTTTTAGATCTTGAGCCAGATGAAGAAGAAAAAGCTCAATTAGAACAAAACATTCAAGTGGCTTTACAAAATGGTGGTATTGATTTAGAAGACGCTATTGATCTTAGACAAATACGTAATTTAAAATTAGCTAATCAAATGCTAAAACAAAAACGTAGATTAAAACAAGAGAGAGATCAAAAAGCTGCTCAAGCAAACATGCAAGCTCAAGCTCAAGCAAATGCTCAACTAGCAGAGCAAACAGCATTAGCTGAAACTCAAAAACAACAGGTTTTAGTAGATCAAAAAATGCAATTAGAACAAGCTAAATCTCAATTTGAAATACAACGAATGCAGGCTGAAGCTCAAATAAAAAGAGAATTGATGGCTGAAGAATTTAATTACAATGTTCAATTAGCAAAAGAAAAGTTTTCTAGCGAAGGAAATAAAGAAAAAGAAATAGAAGATAGAAAAGATAAACGAGCAAAAATAATAGGGACTCAACAGTCTCAGATGATACAGCAGAGACAAAACGATGGAACACCTATCGATTTTGAATCTACTAACGATAGTTTAGGTGACTTTGGCTTAGAAGCCTTTGGTCCTAAATAATTTTTAATTTTATAATATTATATTATGTCAGAAGTAAAAACGACCGAAGAGGTCAAACAAGAGGGTGATTTTTCTTTAAAAGGAAAGAAAATGAAACCAAAAAAACTGGTTGATAGTACAAAAGAGCAACCAGTAAAAGTAGATTTAACTAAACCTGAAGCACAAGGAGAAATTGTTGAAGATATAGTTAAAGTAGATTTAACAGATAAAAAACAAGATGATGCCGTTCAAACACAAAAGACAGATGATAGCAATGTTATTGTCGAAAAGCCCAAAGACAGTGGCGACAGCAAAAAAGTGGTTGAAAAAGTACGGGACACCGAAGAAACAGTAGAAAGTCCTATACAAGAAATAACTGAAGAAGAGGTTGATGAAAAAACTATTGAGTTATACGAAGAAGCAGAACAAGCTGTTAAAGATCAAGTTACACAAGGTAAAGAATTACCTGAAAACGTTCAATCACTTGTAGACTTTATGTCAGAAACAGGTGGTACAATAGAAGATTATGTAAGATTAAATCATGATTATTCTAATGTAAACGAAAAAGTATTATTACAAGAATACTATAAACAAAGTAAACCTCATTTAAATCAAGAAGAAATTAACTTTATTATGGAAGATAGTTTTTCTTTTGATGAGGAAATTGATGAGCCAAGAGATATTAAGAAAAAGAAATTGGCTTTCAAAGAAGAAGTTGCTAAAGCTCGATTAGAGCTTGATGCTATGAAGGATAAATATTATCAGGAAATCAAGTTGAGACCTGGTATTACCCAAGATCAGCAAAAAGCCACGGACTTTTTCAATAGATATAAGCAGCAAGAAGAGCACGCGAAAACCCTTCAGCAAGATTTTAGACAGCAAACTAAACAGATTTTTAACGATGATTTCAAAGGTTTTGATTTCAATTTAGGTGAAAAAAAGTTTAGATATAAAGTTCAAAATCCAAATGAAGTAGGTGAGTCACAGTTAGATGTAAATAATTTTATTAATAATTTTATTGACAAAAATGGAGCTGTAACTAATCCTACTGGTTATCACAAAGCACTTTACGCTGCAATGAATGCGGATAAAATCGCTAATCATTTTTACGAGCAAGGAAGAGCTGACGGCGTTAAGAACGTTGTTGATTCTTCTAAAAATCTAAGTAATGACAAGCCTAGGCAAGTTGCCGACGGAAACGTCTTTGTAAATGGTTTAAAAGTAAAATCAATAAGTGGTTTGGATTCGTCTAAACTTAAAATAAAAAAACGAAAATTTAACTAATTAAAACTTTTAAATTATGGGAATTTTAAATCCACAATTTGGTACAATAGTTCCATCGCAACTGCAACAAACACTTGCGAATAACTATTTATCCTTTGACGGCGCTGCTGGTGGAAATTTCGCACAACAATACTTACCTGAGCTTTATGAGCAGGAAGTTGAAAGATATGGTAATAGAACTTTATCTGGATTCTTGCGTATGGTTGGTGCTGAATTACCAATGACGTCTGACCAAGTAATCTGGTCTGAACAAAATAGATTACATATTGCATATGATAACTGTGTAAACGGTGGTGCTGCGAATACAATTGCTATTCCAGTTGCTGCAGATATTAACAACGTTGTTTCACCACAACAAACTATTGTCGTAATGGATGATTTTGGTGGTGAGTCAAAATGTTTAGTTGTTGATTCTGATTTAAGAACAGCTGCTGCGGGTGGTACTGGTGTACTTAACGTACTACCTTATGGTTCTGCTACATTAGCTAGTGAAGGACTTGTTGGTAACGTAAAGATCTTCGTATATGGTTCTGAATATCCAAAAGGAACTAATACTACAATTGCTCCATCTGCTAACGCAGTTGCAGTTGCTGGTAACGATTATCCTATTGCTACTGTCGATCCTGCATTTACTCAGTTTTCTAACAAGCCAATCATTATTAGAAGCCAATATTCAATCAATGGTTCTGACACTGCTCAGATCGGTTGGGTAGAAGTTGCTACTGAAGATGGTACTTCTGGATATTTATGGTATTTAAAAGCTGAGTCTGAAACAAGACTTAGATTTGAAGATTACCTAGAAATGTCTGTTGTAGAAGGTGAGCAAGTTGGTGCTGGTTCTGCTATCGCAAACGTAACAGGTACTGAAGGTTTATTTGCTGCTATTGAAGATAGAGGTAATGTGCAAGTTGGATTCTCTGCTGGAACAGGTATTAGTGACTTTGATGATATTCTTAGAAACTTAGATACTCAAGGAGCAATTGAAGAAAACATGTTATTCTTAAACAGAAACACTAATCTTGATTTTGACGATATGTTAGCCTCTATTTCTTGGGGTGGTCAAGGTGGTACTGCTTTCGGATTATTTGAAAACTCTGAGGAAATGGCATTAAACTTAGGTTTCTCTGGTTTTAGAAGAGGTTCTTATGACTTCTATAAAACTGACTGGAAATACTTAAACGATGCTTCGACTCGTGGTGCTATGGTTGGACCAGCTTCTATCGAAGGTGTATTAGTTCCTGCTGGAACAAGTACGGTTTACGATCAGATTTTAGGTACTAACATCAGACGTCCTTTCTTACATGTAAGATATAGAGCGTCTCAAGCTGATGATAGACGTATGAAGTCTTGGTTAACTGGATCTGTTGGTGGAGCTTTCACTAGCGATTTAGATGCTATGACTGTAAACTTCTTATCTGAAAGATGTTTAGTAACTCAAGCTGCTAACAACTTTGTATTATTCAAAGGAGTGTAATAACTCAATATTAATGTAATTCTTACCCTCGTTGTATAGACGGGGGTAATTATTACTTTTACAAACTATTTAATTATATTATATTATGGCTAAAAAAGCTAAAGCAGAAACTGTTGAGGTTGCACCTCAAAAAGAAGTAGTAACTAAAGTTGCTACTCCAATTAAACCCACAAAACCAGAGTGGGAAATAAAACCTAGAACATATATTATTAAAGGTAATAAATCTCCTTTAACAATGACTATTCCAGGTAAACACACAAGAAAAAGTCCTTTACTGTACTTTGATCCAAAATCGAAATCACAGAAAGAACTGAGATACGCTACTAATATGAATAGTCCCTTTGTTGATGAACAAAAAGGAGAAGTTACATTAGGGCATATTACTTTTAGAGATGGAGTGTTATCGGTTCCACAAGAGAATCAAATTTTACAAAAACTATTAAGTTTATATCACCCATTAAAAGATAAAAAATACTATGAGTTTGACGCTGCTGTAGA